CTTGCCGAGGCTGCACACACGCAGACCGTCTTCCAGAATCTGGATGACCTTTGCGTGGATGAGGTTCTTGCCGACCTTGACGCGGATGATGCTGCCGATTTTGACTTCGCTGATGTTGCTCATGGATGACCTCCTGTTGTTGTGGTTGGTGAGCTTATTCGAGCGGACGACATTACTTAAAGCGCATGTTTCGACTTTATCCAGTCGGATTTGAACTTAAACCCAGAAAAAATCGAATATAAACCCAGAAAGGAAGTTCTTTATGGAAACTCAGCGGAATCTGCTGGCCTTGAAGCCGGATCAGGTCGTGGACGTTCTCGTCAAATCCGGCTTCCGGGATATGACGCTGGAATTGCTCCACAGTGACTTTGACCTTGGAGCACCTCGGAACCCGGACGGAACTGTCAACCTTATTCACTACATGGCGTGGATTTTGAAGGAGATGTACAATGGCACTGAATCCGACCAAACTCAAGCCGATTGAAATCGTGCGCATCGTGAACACGACGCCGCTCATGGCTGTGCTGAACGACAGACAGCTTCGGCGTCATCGTGACCGCGCGGGCTTCCGCATCAGTGAAGACGGCGGACAGACGGTCAACCTGTTCAAGTATGCCGCCTGGCTCCGTTCCGAACTCATGCTTCGTCAGAGCGAGACGCCGCTGACCTATGAAGAGAAACGGAATGCGGCACGGGCGCGAAACCTCGCGCTCGCGACCGCAGGACGTGACATCGGCGAGCTGCCGGATGTCATGGACGCAGAGAGAAAGAAGAAATGCGAAAAGGATTTCCGGCTGTTCTGCGAAACGTACTTCCCGGAGACGTTCACGCTCACATGGTCGCCCGACCACCTCAAGGCGATCAACAGAATCGAAACGGCTGTTCTTCGCGGCGGCCTGTTTGCTCTGGCAATGCCACGAGGCTCTGGGAAGAGCTCGTTGACTGAGGTCGCCGCCATCTGGTCGATGCTGTACGGTCATCGCGAGTTCATCGTGCTCATCGGCGCAACGGAATCGGCGGCACTGGAACTGCTCGATTCCCTCATGACCGAGCTTGAAGTCAACGAGCATCTTGCCGCCGACTTCCCAGAGGTGTGCTTTCCGATTCAACAGCTCGACGGCATCGCGAACAGATGTGCCGGTCAGCTCTATCATGGCGAACGCACCCGTATCACCTGGACGAGCAACGAAATCGTGCTCCCGACAATCAGGGGAAGCAAGGCGAGCGGCATCGTTGTCCGCGTGGCGGGCATCACCGGCCGAATCCGCGGAATGAAGTATAAAAGACCGGACGGACGCAGTGTTCGACCGAGCCTCGTCATCATCGATGATCCGCAGACCTCGGAGTCGGCCGGTTCCCTTGAGCAGACGCGGAAGCGTGTCCGTGTGCTTGCCGGCGACATCCTCGGCCTTGCCGGTCCCGGTCAGAAGATTTCCGGCATCATGCCGTGTACGATTATCAGACCGGGTGACATGGCCGACATCATCCTCAACAGGCAGACGCACCCGGACTGGAATGGCGAGCGCACGAAGATGGTCTACGTCTTCCCGAAGAACACAAAGTTGTGGGAAGAGTATGCAGAGATTCGAGCAGAGGCATTGAGAACAGACGGCAACTTCCAGAAGGCAACTGACTTTTATGCGGCTCACCGCGAGGAGATGGACGAGGGGGCGCAGGTTTCATGGGAAGCACGATTCAACCACGATGAGATCAGCGCATTGCAACACGCCATGAACTTGAAGTTTCAGGATGAAATTGCATTCGCCGCCGAGTATCAAAATGACCCGCTCCCCGAAGACACTGGGGGAGAGGAGATTCTTTCCATTGATGCCATCTGTCAGAAAATCAACGGCCTCCCGCACAACCGTGTTCCGTTGGGCTGCGACCACGTCACGCTCTTCATCGACGTACAGAAAGCATTACTGTTTTATGTGGTAACGGCATGGGCGGAAAACTTCACCGGCAGCGTCATTGATTATGGTGCGTGGCCTGACCAGCACAGGCGCGAATTCTCACTCGCCGATGCCAATCCGACCATCCAGAGCGAGTTCCCTCGTGCCGGGCTTGAGGGCGGACTGTACGCCGCCCTGACCGCCCTGACGGACGATCTGCTCGGACGCGAGTGGGAACGCGAGGATGGCGCTGTTCTGAAAATCGAACGGGCGCTGATCGACGCAAACTGGGGAACTTCGACCGACCTCGTGTATCAGTTCTGCCGCGAGTCCAAGTTCGCCGGGATCGTGCTGCCGAGCCACGGACGCTATGTCGGCGCGAGCTCAAAACCGATGACCGAGTACCGTAAGCAGCCGGGCGACCGTCTGGGCTTCAACTGGATGATGCCGAGCGTGGCCAAGAAACGTGCTGTCCGACACGTGATATTCGATTCGAACTTCTGGAAGAGTTTTGTCCATGCTCGCCTCGCTGTTCCCACGGGCGACAAAGGCTCCCTCACGCTCTACGGGCGTGTTCCGGGCATCCACCAGCTCCTCGCCGAACACCTGACCGCTGAATACCGCGTGAAAACGCAGGGGCGCGGTCGCACGGTGGATGAGTGGAAGCTGAAGCCGGAACACCACGATAACCACTGGCTGGACTGCCTCGCGGGCTGCGCGGTCTGCGGTTCCATGCTCGGATGCACCTTGCCGGAATTCGGAGCCGTTGCGCTGAAGAAGAAAGGCCGCATAAAGCTGTCCGAACGCACGGGGACGCATATCACCACGGCGGAGCCTCGGCGCAAACTCAAACTATCTGACCTAAGGAAAGCATAATGGAAGAGGAATCGACCCTCACGCGGGTATGCTATCTTTTATCGGGAATTGTCCGAAGAATTAACGATAAGCCGCTGGATAAAGCATCAGACATGCGCTTCATTAAGCTCAAACCGGAGCAATGCGCTGAAACCGAACGCATTGCAGACCAAAGACCGTCAACCCGGTACGGAGAAATGGAGAACGTATGCGTAACGAAGACACTATCACCATCGACCAGCTCACCCGCCTTATGGCTTCGGTCATAATGCGGAGACTCAACCATCAAACCGGTAACGGGAAAGGAACGAAGGATGCAAAGCGAGACAATTCTCAAACATCAGATTGACTACGTCATGCATAAAAATATGCAGGAGCTTCGTGAACAGTTCCAGGAACTCTATGGCTTCAACTGGAAGGGGACATCAATCTTCCGACTGCGGAAAAGAATTATCTATCGTCTGCAGGAATTGTACTATGGCGGTGTTTCAGCGGCCGACATGGCTATCCTGACCGACATCGCAGACAAAGATCGGCTTTCCAACCTCAAGGGGGTTGCAAAGCGTGCTATGACAATAGCCGGAACGAAGCTGTGCCGCATTTGGAGGGGACAAGAATACACGGTGATCGTCGGGTCTAACGGTAAGTTCTCTTTCAAAGGCCATGTGTATAAATCACTGTCCGCGATTGCATATGCAATAACCGGAACCAAGCGGAACGGAAAACAATTCTTCGGGGTGAAAAGCTGATGGAACAGATAAGATGTGCAATTTACTGCCGCAAATCGGTGGAGAAGGGACTCGACATGGAGTTCAACAGCCTCGACGCACAACGCGAGGCCGCAGAAGCGTATATCGCCAGTCAGAAAGCGAATGGTTGGGTTTGCCTGCCGGAGCATTATGACGACGGCGGTGTCTCCGGGGCCACGTTGAACAGACCCGCACTCAGAAAGCTTCTGGAAGACTGCGAAGCCGGGAAAGTGGACGTCATCGTGGTCTACAAGATTGATCGTCTGTCGCGCTCGTTGTTCGATTTTGCGGAGTTGAGCAGGCGATTCGAGAAGTGGAACGTGGCCTTCGTCTCCGTTACCCAGGAAATCAACACGAAGACCTCTGCAGGACGCATGATGTTGAACATCCTCATGACCTTCGCTCAATTCGAGCGGGAGATGACCTCGACGCGAATCAAAGACAAAATGGCTGCCACTCGAAAGAAAGGAAAGTGGGTTGGTGGCAAGGTACCGTTCGGATTTCGTGTTGAAGATAAAAAACTGTACCTTGATGATGAAAAGGCTCCCATTGTGCGAAGAATCTTCAACCGTTACCTTGAAATCCAGTCGCCAAAGCAGATCGCCCGCGAACTGAACGCAGAAGGAATCATGACCCAGACCGGAAAAAAGTGGACAATCGCCTCCATTTATCGGATTCTCAACAACTACACTTATGCCGGTCTAATCTTCTACGAGGGGCAAGTCTACCCCGGTGAGCACGAGGCTATCATCGACCGCAGTACATGGGAAATGACTCAATACTTCCTTAAAGAGAATGCTCCGATAAAAATCAAAACCAAACGCCTTTCGTCACAGGCGGCGTTGGCCGGAATCATTAGATGCGGACACTGCAACTGTTCCATGCGTCCGACCAGGTCGAAGCGCTGGGGGCGCACTTACAATTACTATTCTTGTGCTCGTGACCTAGATCGAGGCGAATCAATATGTCCCGTCAAATCCGTTCCCGCGGGCGACATTGAAAAACTGGTGTGCGATCAGGTATTCCAGGTGGTGATGTCGCCGGAAGTGATTTCCGGGGTGTCCCGGCTGACCGGACTTGACCCGAAAAACATCAGAGAAATGTTCGAACATGAATTCTGGAATGAGCTAACCCCCACTGAAAAACAGCGGCTCATGCAGATACTCGTTGAACATGTGACGGTCAATCCGGACGATGTCACCGTTGAACTTCGAACCCAAAACATGAAATCCGTACAGGAGGCATACAATGACAGAATCAATTCTTGAGAACGGGCATCTGCAGGTCGTCATCCCGATCAAACTCCGAACCATTTCCGCACGGCACAAAATCATCCCGCCCGATGGCAGTGCCGATGAAAAAGAACCGATAGTGCTTGCTCTTGCGCGGGCTTTCCGCTGGCAGGAGTTCCTCGACAAAGGCAAGTTTCAAGACGTCCGCGGACTGGCCAAGGCGCTCGGCTTAGACGAGTCGAACGTGGCAAGGACTCTTCGGATGCGGTTACTGTCTCCGAAGATTATCCACTGTATCATCAGCGGGGACATGCCCAGCAATTTCTCATTGAATGCGTTGCGGAAGGGGGTGCCGGATGTATGGAGCGAGCAGGAGAAACAGTACTTGGGGGAGTGAGGAGAGAAGGAAAGATTAATTCGTGTGTATCGCCGTGGCAGAAAAACTGTCGCGGCTTTTTTTATGTTTGTTTTTGGAAGTTACAGAAAATCAAGAGCGATTGATGTTTTTGGGTAAATTCGACTTTAGCCCGACTTTTTTGTCATAATATGCGAAGATTTCCTGTTTCACTGTACTTTTCAGACATAATTCCGGCCATCATTGGACCCAAAACCCGTTTCTCCGTTTTGGTCGGTTCCGCGGAATGGATTTTGCCATTGGTTGAGTCGGTCGATGTTGCATTTTTTATCATATATGGAATGGGTTTTGCATAAAAACAGCGCGTGGGATTCTGATAAGTTGAGCTTAAAACGGGCAGTTTTTCGATGCCTTTGGGGAGTATCGGTCGAGTAACGCACATTTTTTGTCATAAGGTGCGACCAAAAGTGTGAAATCCGCGCGCTTGGGGAAATTAAGTTCAAAAAGTGAATCAGTCGCGACCAACCGAAAACGGAGAAATCTGGGCCCGGAAAGGCTCCAGAAGGGGGTATTGGTCGGCAGAAAGTGAATCGTCGCGGAGAACCATAGTGGTGTCTATTCTCTTCGCAACCCCCTGATTGAGGTGGATTTAGGGAGACAAAAAGAAAGCACCACCGACTGGTCGATGGTGCGTGAATCAAAATGAATGGTGGAGCAGATGGGAGTTGAACCCACGACCTATACGATGCGAACGTATCGCTCTAGCCAACTGAGCTACTGCCCCACAAAAAGAAGATTTAATACTATACACCTCATTGCAGAAAAATACAAG